TTTGTTCGGCAATCGGGTAATGTCTGTTGCTAACGTCACACCACAAATGGTGCAAATCTTATTCAGCAGATCAGCTACCGTCATAGGGAATGACAGCTTGCTTATGTCCACTGTCTTATCGAACAGGATCATCCTGTCAAGTGCTGAAATTGTGATAGTGGACAATGCCCGTGGCGGTTCATCAATCGTAAAGTAGCCACATGGAATCCAGTGGATCACTGCATTTTCCCATCGGTGTGCATCCCATTTCTTGATACCGATTTTCACAAATACCTCTGCACCTTCAAAAACGGTATTGTCATACTTACCGTCATCATTTTTCAATTTGAGTGTGAGTTCCGCAGCTACCGCAGAACCCACCTCAATTTTTGAGTTCGACACACTGTAGCGGTCTATACTCAAACTTCCCTGAACGATCTCATTCTCAGCAACCGAAAAGGACTCATTCACACCGTTTACGGTAATGTCAGCAACCTGTATGTAGTTTTTATTGAAGAGGTTCTTGACCTCCTGTGATACCTTATACATTAGTGCTTACCTGACCTTTCTATTGCGTTGAATGAAACGCTGCTCCATATTCCCTTGCGGGAATTGTAAAGCTGTGCAGGCTTATCACCTGTGTAAAATTCGCTTGTCCGGTACTTGCCAAGTTTGGCATCCAGATAACAAATCTTCACATACTCAGGATCAAATGCCTGAATGATAGCGGCAGCATCCTCAATGGACACATTCTGCCATTCCATCTCCAACTTCACACACTGACCGATTCGTTTCTTATCCATGTTCGTATCTTCGGTTCGTCCTGCATCACTGGCTGAAATATCATTCAGTGAATATTTATAACCGGAAGGGCATTTAATAGCCTTACCGTCCACGGATCGTATTGGATTGTAGTCAGCCATAATACCCCTCCTTTACGTTGTTACCGGGATGATGGTTTTACCATCCCTCTGATTCTTACGGTTCATAGCTTTTGTGAAAGAGTCTGTAGTGATCTCAGCGGTGAAATCCTTACTTGCGATCTGCCGTAACAGTTCGTTTTGCTCTTTCAGAAGTTCATTCTGACGGGCAGTAGCGTCATACATACCCTCACGAACTCCATCAGCAATAGAATCCTGACTTCCACCTGTAAGCCCTGCTCTCACCTTGTAAGCCAGAGTGTCCATCCACTCCGTATGATTCTCCAAAGGAAGAACTGCTTCACGTCCTGCTTCACCGCCGCCTAGCATGGTGTTACCCATCATGCCGAACAACTGTGCCCCTTCCAAGATACCTCCGGTCTTATACCAAGACACAGAGAAGTGAGGGATGGATGGTGGGTTCAAACTAAAGTTACCGTAGATACTAAAGTGCGGAAGTTTGATAGAAGGTAAACTCCAATGGAAATTGAAGAAAGACTTCATACGATCAATGCCATCCTTGACGGCATTTTTCGCACTGTTGATCTTATCGGAAATCGTAGTCTTAATATTCTGGAAGCTACTGCTTGCATTGCTTTTCAAGGTACTCCAAGAACTTCTCAGGCTGCTGTTCAGCGTACTCCATGTAGAACTTGTATTGCTCTTAATCTCATTCCACTTCGTAGAAATGGTAGATTTCAGAGTAGACCAAGTAGAACTTGCCGTACTCTTCACACCAGACCATGTAGTACCCAGACTTGACTTGATTCCAGACCATACAGTAGAGGTGTTCGTTTTCACGTTGCCCCAAGCTGTAGAAATGGTAGACTTCAAATTCGTCCAAGTAGTTCCTGCGGTAGTTTTCACGTTCGTCCAAGTGGTACTCAGGTTGGACTTGATATTGCTCCAAACTGTAGAAGTATTAGACTTCACGTTAGACCATGCAGTGCTGATAGACGTTTTGATGTTCGTCCAAGTGGTACTTGCCGTGGTCTTAACATTCTGCCAAGTATTCCCCAGAGTGGTCTTGATGTTCTCCCAAGTCTGACTTGTGTTTGTCTTGATCTCACTCCATTTCTGAGAAATGGTAGTTTTCAATCCCGACCAAGTTTCAGAAGCTTTAGTCTTAATACCGCCCCAGATTCCAGAGATTGTAGAGGAAATTTTACCCCAGATATCCCCGGCAGTGGTTTTGATATTCTCCCAAGCACCAGAGAGAACGGACTTGATCTGACCCCATTTTTCAGAAGCCGTAGACTTGATCTTGTCCCAAGCATCAGAAATCTTATCTTTGATTCCGATAAGGAAATCTCCGATAAAGGAAAGAACATTTCCAATGCCATCCTTGATACCCTTTAGTAAGCCCTCTACGATATATCCACCCTGTTCAGCCATAACGGTTGAAGGACTGTGAATACCAAACGCAGACTTGAAGCCATCAATGAACGGCTTGAATACATTGTCATAAATCCAAGTGCCAATACTCTTGACACCTTCAACGATACCTTTACAGATACCCTTTACCCAGTCGATACCCGTTTTCTTCGTACCGTCATCATTCGTGAGGTACTTCTGGAAATATCCGGTGATATCCTTCCAGATATCAGATACGATGGTAGCAATAAAACTTACCGCTGCACCCATAGCAGTACCAAGTAGTTTGAAGAAAGACTGTGCCAGAGAAGCAAAGTCAATACCTGCAATACAATCCTTAGTGTTCTGCCACAGTGCGTGTGCTGCACCACTCCAATCAATCCCGGCAATCCATTCCTGCATCTCATTGAAAGCCCCCCGGAGGAAATCTCCGAAACTCTTTCCAACCAGTTTCCAGTTCAGACCTCCAAGTGCCCCTCTCAGGAAATCCAGACCCGCTGTGAATCCCCGGACAAGCAATCGTCCGACAAAGGTAAAATCTATCTCACTTAATGCTGAATTAAGGAACTCAGCTACATGATTACCCAGATTTTTAAAGTCAGCCGTTTTCAAGAACCAGTATGCTGTCTGCACAGCACCGTTGATTCCATATCCAACCTTTTTACCGAAGCCCGCCCAGTCAATACTATCCACGATCTCATTGAACTTATTGCCAAGGATCGTACCAAGTTCTTTCCAGTCACCTGCTTCAAATGCTTCTTTCAGCTTGTCAGCAAATTCGCTGATAGAGTTGTCAATCGGTAATTCCTCAAACATCGAACCATAGTCCGGTGTAGAAGCACCACCGCCTCCACCTCCACCTCCACCGCTACCAGAACTGTCCTTATTCTTGTCACCAAGAATATTCAATTCATCGAAACCAAGGGTGTATCTCTTGATTTCATCAGCGGCTTTCTTTGCTGCCTTAGAAGCTGTGCCTGCGGCATCCTTCGCTGCACCACCGTAGGTAGCTGCAACCTTCTTAGCTGCCGTGTAGGTCTTAGAACCTGTGAGTCTTGCAAACAACTGATTCAGAATGTTGAACAGTGCTACAACCTTACCGATCACAAAATCAATCGCAGGTGCAAGAGCGTTAATCAGAGGTGCTGCCATAGCACCCATGCTGTTCTTCAAATACTGTGCGTTCGTAGCAAGAGAGTTCATGCTATTCGCAAAAGTACCGCCCATCAAAGCACTGTAGTTGTACAGATTATTGATACCGTCCTTGAAGCACTGCGTAAGCTGAGACATTGCGAAACGGATCATTCTGTATAATGCAATACGCTTGATAGAAGAAAGGAAACTTCCTAAAGCACTTGTCGCATTGTGTACCTTAGAAGTAAAGGCGTTCCCAAGGGAAGAAGTAACTTGCTTCATTCCTGCCGCCAGTTTAGAACCAAGGTTTGTTGCAACCGCTTTGATGGTTCTTCCGAAAGCACCCAGAATACCGCCAGACTTCTTGAACTCTGAGTACATAGTCCTGAGACTTCCAAGTGCCTGTCCAATCTTATGAGGTAGGCTTCCAATCTGCTGTCCTACATAAGAGATACCTGTTAGACCACCGATCTCACCGATGACCTTCTTGATACCAGACAGTGTCGTTCGTGCCATACCTGCGGATCGTGTCACTTCCTGTAGCTGACTGTCAGCATGACTCATGCCATTATCAGCACCGCTAGTATTGCTCACGTCCTCAGTCTGTGTACCGCTATGGGACGTTGATCTTCCAGACGAAGCAGGCTCAGTGTTAATGTCTGCCGGGTTCGGTGTTCCCGATCCTGTACCGCCTGTGTTCACCTGCGGAACACGGACATTCTGTAGACCCTGCATACCCTGTAAGGCTCTGCTCATGCTTTCCATACGATCAATGTCGGACTGACTGATACTCTTCATTGCATTTCCGATTTCAGAGATTCTCTTCGGTACAGATGCAGGAATCTTGATATTACCTGCTTTGTTAAGAGATTCCATTGCTTTACCAAGGCTTTCCAGTTTGTCTGTATGCAGTCCACTCAACGCCTGATTCAGTTTTTCAAGCTGCTTAATAGAACCATTCAGATTTGTACCACCCTTGATAGCAGATTTCAGATTCTTAAAGCTGTTTGCCAGTTTATCAATACCGTCAGCACCCTTATCAGATTTTGCTTCTACTTGAAATTCAAGACCTTCAATCTCAACACTCATTGTCTATTTCCCCTCCTTCCCTCTGTTTTTCTTCAAATCGTTTATTAAATTCAACCATCCATGCTCTCATAGCATCCTTGCCGTTCTTCATCTTCTGCTGATTCTGACGTTCCTCAGTTTCCTTGATAGCTTCTATCGTGATAGGGATAGGCTCTTTCATGTATGGGAACGGCTCATGTTTCTCACTCAGAGGATTGAATACCGGGGAAGCATCAACTAATGCTTCATAGATATACATACCCTGCATCCAGTGGTTGAAGTTCTGTCTGTCTAAATCTCTTTTGTGCTTATCCCGGTAGAACTTAACCATTGCTGCATCCCCATCCCAGTAATCGTGATAGGTCATACCGATGGATAAATAATACCCGCACTCTTCCTCAAATCTTTCCGTGTAACGAAAAGAGGACGGACGGTTGTTATCACGCCCGTCCCCGTCATTGTCGGTGGACTCCCCCGTTACCACGAAGTCACCCACTCCACGTTTCCCGTCTTTTCATCCGGTTCGTCCATCAGAGACATAATCGGTTCGTTGTACATCTCTGCAAGTTTACCGATAAGACTCTCTTTGTCGGGCATACCCGCAAAAATCTTATCAATATCCTCCTGCTTCACGAACCTGTGATGTGCCTTAAAAGCACCTGCAAACAAAGCAGGAAGAAGAGTCATCGGACGCTTTTCAATGTCATCCGCAACAAACCCTTCCGCTTCCATCTGCTGAATAGTACGTCTAGTGTATTCCAGTGTGTAGTCCTTACCTTCGTAGGAAAAAATAATCTGTTTAGCCATTGCTCTTATCTCCTTTAATTCTTAAAATTAACTGTTCTTACTCTTCCTTGATGACCGTAGACGGTGCAATCGTGATAGACATACCGACTACCTCATTCACCTTACCGCCAGTCACATGAACGGAAAGCTGACCGTCAAAGGAAAACTTACCGTCAGTACCAGTAGGGGTCACAGTACCGTCCTCATTGTCAGTACCGCCAAACCATACGGCGTAACCGTCAGTCTTACCTTCCAGTTTCTTTAACGCCTTGTACGCTGTATGATCGTAGTTCGCCGGGAACTTCAAACCTTCGTTTCCAAGAATACCAAGGATGTAGGTTTTCATACGATCAGAAGTTGTGGTTGTTTCCAGAAGTTCCGGGTCAGAACCCAGATCAGGGAACTCCGTAATGTCCACAAGTTTCTCATAGGTAGACGCTTCCTTTTTGTGCATAAGAAAGGTCTTAAATGTACTAATAGCCATTGCTCTTTACCTCCTGTAAAAATTTTCACCGTCCGTTGCTGCTGAGTAACGGGCAATGATTCTGTATATGGTTGCGTCCTCCAAGTTCGGGACTGGTGTAAATGCCAACCGCCTGAAATTCATGGAGAACATCTTTTCATCAATAGCTTTTGCTATGGATTTACATTCCGTTTTCTTACCCTCAGACTTGTTTGAGTACACATTGATCTCAAACATTACAAGGGACATAGCTTCCTTACCGCTTGTGTCCTGCTTGTCAGCAACCGTGCTGTTATCACTCTGAGTAATACTCACATGAGGGAAAGAAGAAGGGGTCTTTGTATATTCGCCCGCTACGTTGATTCCCGGAAACTCTTCACGAAGCATCCTAACAATACGGGTATAGACCTCATTTTCACAATCAATCATCTTCGATACACCCTCCTTGCTATTTCCTCAAACTTTTCTTCCAGTTCACGAACTGTATAATACATACTCATGTTTGCAGGATTACCATAGGTATGAATTTCTCCTGCGTGTTTCCCGGTGGCTATCACCTCACCGTTTGTACCGGGATCACCCTGATATCTCCATCCTTTTTCAAGCCGTCCTAAGTGGTGTCCGTAACCACCATGCTCAAAACCGAACTTCCCTGCTTCCGGGTGGGAATCAGGATATTTCACACCTGTACCGAACTCAATGAAAAGAAC